GACTACGCGGTCGGCGCTCACACCGGTGCGGCGGGGGCGCTTCGCGATCTCGGCGTCTATCCTCGCGCGGAGGTCAGGTTTTGTCAGGTTCTCGCTCCCTACGCTTTTCGCGGTTTCCGGGGAATATCCCGCGCGGATAGCTGCCTGGGTAACGTTCAGGTCGATGAGGTATTCTTCACAGAATCGTTTCTGCTTGGCTGTCACAGGCAGCCCTCCTTTCTCGCATGAGAAAAGCCCCCGGACATTGCGCTCCGGAGGCTCTGTATTATTTTCTAGCTTATATTATAGCACAGGTGCAGTAGGACATTCAAGGACATCTTACCCGCAAAAGCGCCTGCCCATGGAGCCTGCATATCTGCTTGTAGCTGTAATCCATTCTGACGGCTATCTCTTCCAGAGTTGCGCAGTTGATGTATTTCAGCTCTAACAGATGGCGCAGGCGTTCGTCCGGGACTGCCGATATTGCCGACAGCACCTCCCGCTGGATATCAATGCAGCGGTCTATATCGTCGTCTATCTCATGCTCCATATCGACTATCCGCGCGGTTATTTCGCCCACGCGGTCGTAAATTGCCGAACTGCTTAACCCCGCCGTATCCCCCGAACCGTGCGAAGCTACTGTCTGCACCTTGCGGCGGAGCTCCGCGACCTGCTCCAGCTTTGCGTTTATGCGGTCGTTCTGCCATCGGTAGCGGGATAGGTATTCTTTTGATGTCATTCAGCTTCCCGTCCTTTCTTTATCTCCCTGATCTTAACTTTCAGCGCCTCCAGAAGCGCGTTCTGAACGTCCTGCTTGCCTGCCAGCGCGTCCGCGACATCTACATCGCGGGTGTTCTGCGTTATCAGTCGGTGGATTATCACGCGCTCCTGCTGACCCTGCCTGTGAAGCCGCTTATTCGCCTGCTCGTAAAGCTCCAGGCTCCAGTTCAGCCCGAACCATATCACATGGTGACCGCCCTGCTGGAGGTTCAGCCCGTAGCCCGCCGAAGCCGGGTGAGCCAGAAGCAGGTCTATCTTTCCGGCATTCCAGTCGGCTTCGTCCTGCGCGGTCTTAAGCTCCCTGATGGTCAGCGTGGATTTCTCGAAATGCCGCAGGATACGCTCCAGATCGTGCCGGAAGTTGTAGAATATCAGCGCGTGCTGACCGTTCAGACCCTCCACAAGCTCCGACAGGGTGTCCAGCTTCCCGCTGTGGATCTCCACGGCGTTCCGGTTCTCGTCGTAGACGGCGCCGTTCGCGAATTGCATGAGCTTCCCGGAAAGCACCGCCGCTGTTCCCGCGTCAAGCGTGTTCTCGTCTATCTGGAGAAGCATTTCGCGCTCGAACTCCTCATAGCGCTTTTCAGTCCGCTTGTCCATGTAAACCGGAACGTCCACCACCGTGCATTCCGGAAGCTGTAAGTAGTCCTCGGCTTTCATGCTGATACAGATGTCGCTTATCGCCGCCCTTATGGATTCCTCCGCGCCGGGCTTCATCGCGTATGTGGAGAAATGTCCGCCGTGAGTGTTGCAGTCGCAGTATTTCGTCCGGAAATGCGTTATCTTCTTCCCGAGGCGTTCGCCCTCGTCCAACAGGTATATCTGCGCCCAGAGGTCGATAAGCCCATTGCTCGCCGGAGTTCCGGTCAGTCCTACCAGCCGCTTTATGTGCTGCCGGACGTAGCACAGGCTCTTGAACCGCTGCGCCTTGCTGCTCTTGAAGCTGGACAGCTCGTCTATCACCACCATATCGAACCGCCACGCGTTCCGGTCGTACTCCACCAGCCATGGGACGTTCTCGCGGTTGATGACGTACATGTCCGCGGGAGTGTTCAGCGCCCGCACCCGCTGTGCCAGAGTTCCTATGACCCGCGAAATACGCAGATTATGCAGGTGTTCCCACTTCTGCGCTTCGTTCGTCCATGTGGTTTCCGCGACCTTCTTCGGCGCTATCACAAGCACCTTTCCGACCTCGAACCGGTTGTAGATAAGCTCGTTCACCGCCGTCAGCGTGATGACCGTCTTGCCTAGTCCCATGTCAAGGAACAGTCCCAGACTGCTGTCCGAGATTATCCTATCGATACAGTATTTCTGGTAGTCATGCGGTATAAAATTCATTCGTTCATCAGCTCCCTGAGATTATCGAGATAATGCTCCACCTCGTCTGTGCCTGTCAGCACAAGCGCCGTGACATCAAGCCGTCTAAGCTGTGCTATCCTGCGGAGCTGTAACTCGCTCGGCTTACCTCCCGGCGCTTTCAACTCCACGAAATGTACGTTCCCGCCCGGCAATATCACTATCCTGTCCGGAACCCCCGCCAGTCCCGGCGAAACGAACTTGAACGTCCTGCCGCCGAGAGCCTTCACACCGTCTATCAGCCGCTGTTCGACCCTGTTTTCTTTGCTTCCCATTGTTTCCTCCTGCCTGAACCGTTCTCCCAATTTGAGAGGACTGAAATCTTTAAATCCTCGCGCGCACGCGTGTACATGCATACACACAGGCGCACAGGCATATATATTACCCTCTATTACCTCTATTTTTTTTATTTTATTAGGAATTAAATGTAACAGTTGTAACGGCAGTATGCTTTTGGCTTATTACTGCGGCTTACCGCCGTTACTTTCTCTGTTACAATCCGTTACAACCGTTACATGCTCTGTTACATTCTTTCCGCAAAAGATAGAACGTAACAGGAGAATGTAACAGCACCTACCGTCTGATATATCCGCGCTGAAGCCCATACTCGACGCCTACTCTTATTCCGTTCGACGACCTTTCCCACCCCTCGATACCGCCGAGAACGCCGTTTATCTCCGCGGCGTCCGACTTCCGGAAGAACCTCATATCGCCGCCCAGGGCTTCGCACCACACCTCGATGGCGCATACCCTTGTGCGCTCCACAAGCTGGGTCTCAGGCGTTCTCGCGAACTCGCTGCCCCAGAATAAACGGCGCTGAGCCAGCGTGCGCTTGTCCCAGTCTGCGGGTATTTTCCTTTCAAGAAACTCGCGGATAACGCCTTCTTTCGCATTATGCTCAGAATGCTCCGCCTGCTCCTGCCGGGATATTCTTTCGACGTCGCCCTCAAGGTACAGTTTTTCGCCGTTCTTCCATGCAAGCACAGCTTCCGCCCATATCTGCGGGACTTCCTCTGCAAGCTGTCTGAATACGTTCTTCGTCGGCGGATTTATCCCGCAGTCCACCGGCCAGAAGCGGCGGTTTCCGGTCTTATCGCGCAGGAACTCCGCCTCGTTCGTGGTTCCGAAGAACACGCACCGGCGCGGGTACTCCCGCGTTCTCCTGCCGTATGGTTCGCGGAAGATGTCCGCCACCTTGGAGAGGAACTGCTTTACAACGCCCATCTCCGCCTTTGAGAGGCCGTTCAGCTCGCCGAGTTCCAGCAGCCAGGAACCCTGAATAAGCTCGTAGGATTCCTTTCCCTCGAACGTCCCGAGGCTGTCGCTGAACCAGGCACCGCCCATGATACGCAGAAGCGTGGATTTACCTATTCCCTGCGGACCCGCGAGTATCGGCATGGTGTCGTACTTCACGCCCGGCCGCATTGCGCGTGCGACCGCCGCCGCGAACGACTTCCTCGCAGCCGCGCGGACGTACTCGTTATCTTCCGCGCCGAGGTAGTCCACGAACAGCGTTTCCAGCCGCGGAACGCCGTCCCACGCAGGCAGGGCGTTCAGGTAGTCCCTGACTGCGTTCACCGTGTGACGGTGGCAGACCAGCGAGCAGGCGTCCAGTATCTTGTTGACCCCGGTTATCCCATGAGCCTTTTCGAGATAGTGACGGATACCCGCGTCGTCGTTGTCCGTCCAGCTTCGTACTCTCGCAGGCGACGTTCGCCCAGAATCAGAGGGAAGCCCGTCCCAAGGGAGCGCGCCGACCACCTGCACGCGGTTGCTGAACTCATCGAAACGGAGCTTTCCTTTGAGCATAGGGTCGTTCTCCAGAATTATGATGATGTTGTCGGTGGTCTTTTTCGGAAGCCCGGTGGTCAGGGAGACCTCAAGCTGTGATATCCAGTCGAGGTCGTTACCGGGCGCATCACCTGCGCTTGTGCTTTCGAATGCCGCTACCGCCTTTTCGTACTTCTCCGTGTTCAGCAGGGAGCTGACCTCCTTGTCAGCGGCGGCGAACTCGCACATTGCCGCGAAGCTCGGCAGACGGTTCACGGGAGTATCCGGCGCTGATTCGCCGTCCTTATCACCGAACAGGTGCAGGCGCACAAGGTCGAACGCGTTGCAGAGCCTTCCGCCCGCCGGGTCGGTCGCGTGATGGGAGTACAGATATTTTCCGTCCTCGTACACGACTGCGCCGCCGGTGGTCGATCCGCACGAATAGGTGTATCTGTCAGCTTCGCCGCAGGGAACGTACACGCCGGGGAGAAGCTCGTCCATCGCGCGGTAGATATCGTAGGTTCGGCAGAACGCGCCGACGATACCGGATTTCTCGGTAGGATCCGCCTGCTTTCCGCCCCGCGGGAGCTTCGGCGCGGACATTCTCTGCCACTGAGCCACATCGTGCCAGTCAACGTACATCGCGAGAACTCCGTCCACGTCTACGAACGGCTTGTCCGCATAGGTGTAAACAAACTGGCTGTCCGCCGAACAGCTCGGCCAGTACATCAGCCGCGAAGCCTGGAACGTAGTCGGGTCGCAGTACTCCATGCCTACAAACTCCGCGAGCTTGCGCGCCAGCGGTTCGTATTCGTCGGCGGTGCAGGTGCGGTTCAGCGGTATCAGCACGCGAAGCCTCGGCGCCGCTTCGGAGTGCTTGCGGGTGCTGTACACGCAGTACCCGAAGCCCAGACCGTCTATCCGGCGCAGGAGATTCTGGGTTTCCCCGGCGGGGATATTATCGAGGTCCAGCGTAACGATGTCCCTGCCGCTGACTGCGGAGGCCTTGCGCTGTATTCCTTTAAGCGTTCCCCCGACGAAGCCGCCGACGTCCTTTATTTCGTCCTGCTTTGCCTTCGGGAGCGCCATGTATTCTGTATATTTCTCCGTAGTGCGCTGCGGCGCGCTGAGCTTCACGCAAAGCTCCGACCACATCAGCTCCTGCCGCTGCCATGACGTCGCTTTTCGGCTCGTTCCTACGGTTATAGTCAATTTTTTGTCACAATTCAAAAGAAATCACCTCTTGACATTTTGTTGAATGTGATGTATAATTCAAGTGTGCTTATAATTACAGCTTGCTTAGCAATATTTATCGGGGCGCCCATAGAGTGGATCGCCCTCCTCCTTACAACAATCCAAACAATTGCGACGATTAAGGGAGTGGTTAATATGAGCACGAAAATGACAATTTTTGCCGGCATATATGGAGAGGTGTAAATATCGTCTTGTGGGAACCCCGATTTTAGCTGTAATTATATAGATTTATGCCGAAGGCTTTGCGCCTTGCCCTCCACCAATGATAGCAGCTCTGAAAAGGGCTGCTAATCTTTTTTGTAGTACTCGCCGATAAATCCTGCCGCATTGAGGACCAGCCCCGGCGCCCATGATATCGGCTGTTTCATTATTTCGCAGAGAGTACCGAGGTCAGCGCGTTCAGCCGGGCAGTCAACGACCGCCTCATCGTGGATATGCATGACCGTCTGGTACCCCGCGTTTTCGAGCCGTTCCAGAGTTACCGCGAGACAGTCCCGCGCGATTGCCTGAACGACGTTCTCCGTTAGCTTCCCGCCGTAGGTGGAAAGCCTCGTCCATTTACGCGTGCCGCCCTCTGCGCCCCAGTAATGCACGGCGGGCTTGTTGAATTCGTTGCAGGCTATCTCCGGGTGCGGATAATACAGCTTCCGCCCGCTGGGGAGCCTTATCGTGAGGAAGTCCAGCCCGTTCGCGGGGTCGGTCTCGCGGTCGATGATAAGTCCCTGAACCCCAGATGGCTGACCGAATTTCACGGCGGATACCGCGGCGGTCTCCAGCTTGTACCAGAGGTCCCGGATACGCGGGCTTGCTTCCCGCCAGCGCGTGACGATATCCAGAAGCTCCTCATCGGTAAGCCCCATCTTGTCCGCGCCCATAG